AGTGTTTTTAAAGTTTTTCTGTTTTCGGGAGAAATTGCTACTAAAAATCCTCTGGTTTTTCTTGACAAGTTCTCTGTGATGTGTTACATTATATATATGAACGAAACAAAGAAGGAGAACATTATGAACGAAAACAAAAAAACAAACTTACAGATCGTTGCTGAAAAAATGGCAAAAGTTGAAAGAAGAATGAGAAGGAACGCAACAACTAAACAGGAAAGGATTGAACGTGTTATTGAAAAACACGGTAACAAGGGATTGACTGTAAAACAACTTGCTAACTATGCGAACGTCTCACCGAAAACTTTCAGGACCAGGTGTTCAAAGATGAAAGCAAAAGGCATGATTGACTACAGAATAAGGAAGACTGCATAATGAGAACAAAAAGAAAGGCTGTCTTGAAAAAGACAGCCTTCTACCTGAATGATCAATTCCACTCTGATGAGTCCTGAAGGACGAAACGCCGTAAGGCGTCAGTGGATAAAACACTTAAGGAGAAATAAATGAGGATAATGATTAAAGGTAGGATGTATCCTTCAAGTAAAGTGTGGATTGATGGGGTGTACATGGGAAGAATAATAAGTAAAGGGAATGGGATGTGGCAAATGAACTCCGACGGCCCACTTTGTTCTTCTCGCATGGGGGCTATTAAACAATATGCAAAAAAGTTGGGAGAATGTTCGTATGAGAAATAAAGGAGATATTGAAAAACAGATAAGAAGATTAGAACGATCCATAAGAAAGTTCGGGGATCGACCTGAACCTGGACAGGACAAAGGGCCCAAGGCAATGGCGATAGAAGAATTAAAGAAAGGAGTAAAACATGCCTAGTTATGGTAAAGACAGTAACGAACCTATTTACTCACGTGTTAAACATACTAAAGAGAAATACACAGACGCTGTAGTATTCAAGAAGAATAAGCTTAACGTGTATTACCAGATAAGTAATAAAAATACATGTGTTCATATTGTAACTGAAAAACACTTTGATCTTTATCTGAAATTAAGAACTGTCGTTCCGTCATTAGTAATATTGACAGATACTGAAACAATGATACAAGAGAAATTATTGGAAGAAGGTTTCTTCCTTAATTAAAATACTTTCATAAGGAGAAGACTATGGAGAATGGTCAAATGCCTGACTTTTTGACAGGCAAGAAAGAAGAAGATCTTTCTGTGAACGACAGTGTTCTGCAGGAACTACAAGACAAGGTGGATCACTTACAACACCTGAACGATCTTGTAAAAAAGGCAGAAGAAGATCTTAAGGAATTGAAGAAAGCCCAGACACAGTATTCTGGAACAGAGATTCCTGAGCTGCTCGCCCGGTATGGTTTATCTGAAATTAAACTATCGTCAGGCGATAAGATAATAATAAAGGAGGACATATCTGTAACGATCAAAGACAAGTTCCAGTATTTCAAATACCTGAGAAATGCTGGAGACGACGACATTATTAAAACTGCTTTTGAGTTCGGTCGACTGTCAACAGAAGACTACAATAAAGTTGTTGACGCTTTGGATACAACGGGTCTTGACTATATTGGTGAAGATAAAGTACATGGCCAGACTACAAAGAAGTATTTCAAAGAACTTCTTGGTTTTGGACTGTCGTCTCCCAAGATGAGTTTTGCGGAACTACCTGACTGGGTTAGTATATACCAGTTAAAGAAAACACTGATTAAGTAAAGGAGAAAATAAACATGGATAAAATTGATAAAAAAGAAGCAATGAAAAGTTTTTTTAGTGCAGAAGACACAGCAAAAGGTTTTGAGGATATTGACCAGAGTACAATGGCCATTCCCTTCCTGAAGATTGCTCAGGCACTATCCCCGGAAATGAAAGAAAACAAACCTGAGTATATCCCTGGTTTAAAGCTGGGTGATATGTTTAACAATGTCACTCAGGAAATATACGGGAAAGAAATAAACATCATCATTGGGAAGTTTGAACATGGTTATACTGAATGGCTCCCCATGAGAAAAGGCTTTGTCGGTAACCATACAGTAGAGGAAGCAATATCCCTTGCGGAAGATAAAACCTTTGGTAAGTGGAAAACAGCTGAAGGAAATATCCTGCAGGAAAACTATGTTTACTACGTCATTGTAGAAGGCAGAGAGGAACAGGGAGTTCTTATCATGTTGTTGTCTTCCTCCCAGATAAAGAAGGCTAAAAAGCTAAATAAGATATTAACCTCGTATGTTATGCCTAACGGTGAAAAAGCTATGCCGTACTATCTCCGCTGGAATGTCAAAACAGTAGAGGAACACAAAGACGAGAATGATTGGTATGGATATTCCTTTACTTGTCTTGGGTTGATCCAGAATGAAAAACAGTACCTGGCTGTCAAAGAAGAAAGAAAACTGATTGACACTAGGGTCGTTGATTATTCCAACATGATTGAAGACCATACATCGGAAGACAGTGATGAGGGAGACACGGGATTCTAAAAAGTAAGTAACGGTTTATAAGACAGGGTTCAACTCCCTGTCTTACTTTTATCACATAAATAAAACAAGGAGAAAGATATGTCTTATTTAATTACACCTACTTTGTTAGACGCCTATGACTGGTTTAATAAAGCACCACAAAGTTGGAAGAAAAAAGCATGGGAAGACCTGGTAAGAAAATTGAACAGAACAAGTTGGACACCTACCGCAGCAATTAAAAGAGGAATGGCGTTTGAGAAAAAGGTGTATGAAAACTGTAACCGGGACCTGGATTCTTTTTCAAGTACGGAGATCTTTAAAGATGTGTGTCGAGAAATAAAAGGGGGAGACTTCCAAAAGAAACTAAAGAAGATTATTGTTGTAAACGACAAGGAGTATTTACTTTACGGTAAAACAGACGCATGGTTTCCCAATGTGATAAAGGATATAAAAACCACAAAGGAATACAAAGGAAAATCCAAGTATCTTTCTGGGTGGCAACACATTCTTTATTCTTACATGTCAGGAATAAAAGACTTTAAGTACATCGTTGTAGAATGGGACGACTTAGAAAAAGACGACACTAAGTTACTTCCAGGAGAACTGTATATCATTGAATATAAAATGTCGTCAAGAGAGGAGAACAAAAAACTTATAGAAGATAAAATTAAAGACTTTATGGGGTTTATTAACGGGGATACCGAGCTGAGTGAAGCATACTATAATAAGTTTAACTTGTACGGTTAGCCTATGCTAGGTAAAATTGATATACTAGAGTTTACTAGATTCTTTAAAGGAAATACTAGTGGATACGGTGTTCACATATACGATAAGCCCAACGACAAGGGAGAAAAAAGAAGTGGAAAGAGTTTAACAAAACTAGAACCACTTACTGAAAGACAGTATATAGAACACTTATCCGGGAACGTTGGTTTAGGAATTAGTCCAATCAATGAAAGAAACAAATGTATCTTCTCAGTAATTGACGTAGACGAGTATAAAATAGATTTTAAAAAATACTTTAAGATCAATGAAGATTATAACCTCCCTCTTTGTTTCTTTAGATCAAAGAGTGGAGGACTTCATATCTATGTTTTCTTTGATCAAGAATACCCAGCAAAAACTGTTACCGAGACCATGAAAAAACTTTTGATTGTACTAGGGTTGAAAAGTGACACAGAGATATTTCCTAAGCAAACTAAAGTACAAAGAAACAAGATTGGTAACTGGATCAACCTTCCTTACTTTAATGAAAAGAACCCCACCCAGTATTTGTATGGTAAGAACGGTGAAAAACTATCACTAACACACGCCCTACAGTATATAAAGAATCAGGTAGTAAGCATTGAAGAACTAAAAGACATTATTACTTCTGTGCCTTTTGCTGACGCTCCACCATGTTTACAAACACTTTACATTCTGAATGATTTTACTAAAGACTCACATAACAGAAACGACTTCTTGTTTAACGTGGCTTCATATCTAAAGAATAAATATGAAGATGATTTTCCTGATAAAATAAGAAGTATAAATCAACAATTTCCCGATCCTATAAACGAGAAAGAACTCGAGTCTACTATAATAAACTCACACCAAAGAAAAACGTATAGTTATAATTGTAAACACCCCGTCTTAGCAAGTGTATGTAATAAAGAAGTATGTAAGAAAAGAGAGTATGGCATTGCAAGTTTAGAATCACCCAATATTGATTATGGAAAACTAGTTCAATACAAAGGACTATCCACAAGGTATGAATGGGAGATAAACGGTAAGATACTTAAGTTCGATTCAGAAGATGATATTATTAGTCAGTCTACTTTTCTTAAGTTGTGTATACGAGAATTAAGAGAATATCCTTTTAGACTATCACAGAAAAGATGGGACAGAGTAATACGGGAAGCCGTTGATGAAATGGAAGTGGCTGTAGATAAGGATGAGTTCTCCAATGAAATACTTTTCAAAGACTACTTAATTAAGTTTTTGACAGAAGGAGCAATGGCAAAATCCAAAGAACAGATTGGACTACACAGAGTATATGAAGACCAAAAGGTTGGTTGCTATGTTTTTAAAAGAGTTGATCTAATGGAGTTTTTGGATTCTAAACACTTCTTTAAATTAAGGCCTAAGGAAATAAAAGAAATAATTTTAAAGATGGAAGGGAGGGAAAAAAGATATCACATAAAAGGGAATGTTTCTCTTAAGGTATGGATGATACCATTTAAGTCAGTAGACTTAAGGTATCAGATTATGAACCAATCTGATGAGGAACTAAAAGAAGATTTTAGTGAGTTTCAAGACGAAGGAGAAAAGGAGTATTAAAATGGAACAAAAAGAACTACAAGATTTATTAAAAGAAATTGAAACAATGGCAAAAGAACAAAAAGAATTACTCGACACTCTAATTCTAAATAAAGTAATACCTATGATAGAAGAACAAAGAAAATTACTGGATACCATAAACGAGATTTCACTTATCCTTGAAGATACAGAAGAACTAACTGTTGATCATACTATAGACGAAGCATTAAAACAGAATGAGTCTATGAATGAAATAGCACTACTTGTCTTTAACTACCTGAACGAGAAATACAAAGATGAAAATTGATATTATCTTTGGACCTCCTGGGACAGGGAAAACAACGAAGCTATTAAACATACTCGAGGATGAACTAAAAAGACATTCTCCTAAAGAAATAGCCTATGTTAGTTTTTCAAGAAAGGGAGCCTACGAAGGAAAGGACAGAGCACTTATTAAGTTTCCTAAATACTCAGAATCAGACTTCGAGTATTTCAGAACACTACACTCAATAGCTTTTAGAACACTGGGAATTGGTAAGGGAATGATGATAACCAAGAATCACTATAAGATGTTCGGGGAGAAACTGGGTTTTAAGTTCTCAGGATATTTCACAGAAGACATGCAGAACACTAAAGATGACGCTTATCTTAATTATGATATTCTCATGAGAAACAACAAAGACGCAGCTAAGAAATTACTTGGTACACTCGAAGCTCAACAGTTAAGATATATTCAGTTAAACTATAAACACTTCAGGGAGACGTTAGGTATATTAGATTTTACAGACCTGATAGAAATGTTTATCCGTAAAAATAAATCTGTTCCCGTTAAGGTAGCTATAATAGACGAGGCTCAGGACCTGACAAGTTTACAATGGCAAATGGTATTAGTAGCTTTCCGTGACTGCGAGAATATTTATATAGCGGGAGACGATGATCAAGCATTATACCAATGGTCTGGTGCAGATGTTAAGTTCTTTCTGAATATAAAAGGTAACCAACATGTATTGAATAAATCATATAGACTTCCAAGAAACATATTGGAATACAGTAAACTAATTACTAACCTTATATCGTTTAGGGCGGATAAAGAATATACACATAACGGAGAAGAAGGAGATATAATTGTAGTAAAACATATTTCAGAGATTGATATGTCGAAGGGTGAGTGGATGATAATAAGTAGAAACGTTCAGTACCTATTGGAAGTACAGGACTACTTAAGATCTCAGGCCTTAATGTTTACATACAAAGGGAAGATATCTGTTCCCCCCTCCCATATTAAAGCTATCAATCAATATGAGAAAAATAGAAAAACAAAAAAAGATGAAAGAATGTATTTACTAGGTGACTTGGTGGATACAACTGTCAAACAGAATTATGATAAACCTTGGTACGAGGTTTTTAACTTACATGAAAACATAGCTACTTACTATAGAGATATATTAAGAAGTAAAGTTAACACTAAAGAATCCCATATTGAAGTAAATACAATACATGGAGTAAAAGGAGGTGAAAAAGAAAACGTTGTAATACTGTTAGACTACAGTAGAAATGTAAACAAGAATTGGAACGAGGACCCAGACTCTGAACTGAGGTGTTACTATGTAGGTGTTACAAGGGCGAAGAAGAACTTGTATATAATACCTTCAAGTAGTAGGTATGGTTTTCCATTATTGGAATTATAAAGAAAGAACAAAAAGAGGTGTGTTATGATTATTATTGAAGGGGCGGACGGATCGGGAAAAACAACGTTAAGTAATATGTTACTTGCAGCGTTCCCGAAGTTCAGGAGTATACATTCTCCTGGGCCACTGAGTAAAGAAACATTAAAAGAAAGAATGTTCTGGGTTCACGAGATAACTAAATTGGACTATGTTATTACTGACAGGTTAACAGTGTTCTCAGAATATGTGTATGGGAATGTTTTAAGGAATAAGTCATTGATTGACCATAAAGATATCAGTCTTTTTATTACGAACCTTAAACAGAACCCTACGAACATGGTTGTTTTTTGTGATAGAGATTTCACACCTATCCAAAAAGACCACGGTTCTATTCACTTGAGTTTACTACAGAAACGTCAATTAGAAAAGTCTGTGGATAAGAACCTGGAAAAGATAAAAGAAAAATACAGAGAACTGTTTAAGTGGCTATTCAGTACATACCAAAAAACGCCACATGTAACAATTAAAAAAGAAGAAGATATTATCACGCTATTTAATTTTATAAGGGAGAGATACAGATGAACATTAACGACGTAGAAAGAACAGACAAAGAAGAAGTTAAAGACTACCTTCAGGCTATCTTTGAGAAACAACATGCTTTGGCTATAAAGTACCAGCCTATCGAAGCAAGAAGCGGTTTATTACAGACTACAGATTTCCCTGTTGACATCAACAGTCCTGCGGGACAAGCGAGATTAAAAGATCTTGCATGGAGAACAGTAGAAGAACTGGGAGAAGCAACGGAATGTATGGAAGAAAACGAAGAACACTTCAGGGAAGAACTGATAGACGCCCTTCATTTTGCAACGGAACTGGTTCTGTCAACAGGACTGACATATGGAAACTTTATCTCTCTTGAAGAAATGATGGAAAGAGAAAAAGTATCAGAAGATCTTATTGGTCACCTGTGGAGATTTACAGAAAATCTTGGAATAGCTATGAACTGCTTAAAGAATAAGCCGTGGAAACAAACACACATGGAAACAGATATTCCTTATTTCACGTCAAGAATTATGAAGATGTATGTATCTTTAATTGATGTTCTGCATGTAGCGGGAATGAGTGCTGAAGACGTGTATACATATTACTTCAAAAAGAATCAGGTGAACCAGTTCAGACAAAGGAGCATGTACTAAATGAATGTACTAGGTGTATACGGAGGGATCGGTTCTATGTTAGTTGCAGCGAGAAATGCAGGACTGACAGTAGTAGGTAACATAGAACCAAGGTCCTTTGAAGATGGAGAAACGTTTCTTCATAATTTCCCTGGGACAAAGTTTTCTAAGGGAGAACTAATTAATTGTAAACCTGACTTAATTCTTGGACACCCATCTTGTGGAAGTTACTCAGGAATTAACTGGAGACAGGAAAAAGTAGAAAGAGATGAGGTAGAAAACTTTGTCAAAGCAATACAGCATTACGAACCAAGTTTCTTTATTATGGATAATCTTCCCAAGATGTTCATAGACTACCCCGCTTCCTTTTGGTATAATGAGTTGTCGGATAAGTATGATATCTCACCTGTCTTTGTAAACAATCGGTTCTATGGAAATGCACAAGTAAGAAAAAGGGTGTATGTTATTGGATCATTAAAAGAACTTAAATATGTTCCTGTTCCAGGAGAAGATAATACTTTGTCAACTACCACAGAAGATGTGATTAGTTACTTACTTGGAAAAGAAAATACAATCGAGAATCATCATGATGTAAACCCTGACGACTATTGGTCTTCAATGACGAACGTTCTTAAACCGAACACTAAATCTACTTACCGAGAAATGTATGAACATGTGAAGAACTACCCTGAAGGAAAGTCCTTTAAGTACTTTAAGTCTGACGGGGAAGTAGGAACTAGGATTGGTCTAACGAAGGTTAAGTGGAAAGATAACTGCGGTACATTGTCAAGTACAGCTCGTCAAATACACCCAATAAGATGTACTCCACTAACTATTAAAGAACAACTAATCTTAATGGGTTACCCTGATGATTTTACCATAAAAGGAATGAAGGTTGGTAAAGATGGAACATGGAGAATACGGGGGAAAGAATATCATCAGGTAAACAAGGGAGTGTGTGTTCAATCAATACAGTACTTTATTGAACAGATAAAACTGTACTATGAAACATCGGGAAGTTATGATCCCAAGGTTACGACAGGATTAGAAACCTTTTCCCATGACGAGGTAAACAAGTTTAAATATCAGTATTGCCAAAAACCTGGCGTTACTATTGACAGTAAAAAATGTTCTTTATGTAAATTGAGAAAAATATGTAGTAAGAAAAAGGAGAAAAACTAATGAGGATTTATAAAAATAGTTACGAAGCGATAAGGGAAGTGGAAAGAGACCTAATGGAAATGGGAATAACTTACCAGTCTGCTACTTGTCAGGACCAGGATGTACGGGATAATCCGGACTTTGAAACAAAGGAACTATCCCCGTATGCTTATTCTGTTACTAATCCTGCAATGGACCTAACAGAAATGGTGTTGTATAAGAAAGACCATAACTATCTTTCATGGGTAGAGAATGAAGCCATGGAAAGATACTTTGGTTGTGAAGTAAAAAACCCGGGTTCAGCATGGAAGATCAACAGAGAAATGTGGGAACCCTTTTTACACGAAGGTCTTTTCTCTTATACGTATGTTGAAAGGTTACAGGAACAGTTACTGTATGCTAAACGTGAACTTAAAAGAAACCCTGCCTCGAGACAGGTTATGCTTACAATGTATGACAGACACCAGGACATGATGAACTGGGGAGGAAAATCCCGTGTTCCCTGTTCACTCAGTTACAACTTCCTGATAAGGAACGGTAAATTAACACTCACCTACACAGAACGCAGTTGTGACTTTTACAATTTCTTTCAGGCCGATGTTTATTGTGCTATCTTTATGCAGAGAGAAATGGCAAAAGAATTGAACATTCCAGTGGGGAAGTTTACACACTTCATTGTATCACTTCATGCTTTCAAAAAAGATATGAAGGATGTATTCTGATGGATACGGATAAACCAAAATCAGCATGCAGGCACTACGACTATTGTGGTGCTCCATTCTGTCCGCTTGAAGAAATACCTGCAGACAGGACGTGGTTTATAGACGAAGAGATATGTAGGGTGAATGAACCACCCTACTGGGTTTTAAGACAAAAAAAATTAAAGCTTAGAACAAAAGACAATACGACCTGTTACACCTTTAATATGGTTAAGTGGAAGTGCATGATAAAAAAGAACATAGAAGGAATTAAACCAAGCAACACTTTATCTCAGCAAAAGAAACGTGAGAAAGCATGGATGAAAAACCATAAATTAAAGAAACCTTTATCAGTAAAGGAAAGGGAGGAAAGAAGAAGAAGGTTAGAGAAAGCACGTCTAGTCAAGAAAAATATGTATGATTCACGCATTGAAAACATACCTTTATGAGCCTGTGTGTTTCATGTATATAAATCATGTATTCAATGCGTTTGATACATAAGTGGTGTAATTATATCAATGTATATGTTTTAATTAAAAATGTATTGACGCTGTATGTTTCATGATATGAACATAGCTGACGCTGTGTAAACTGACAATATGGAGGAAAATATGGACATAAAATATCCTGAATTGAAGGACGCTAAGATCGTTTCTTTAGACATAGAAACGTTTGATCCGTTCCTAAAAGAAAAAGGCTCGGGTGTATATCGAGATGACGGGTATATACTTGGTGTGTCGTTATTCACTGACACAGGGTTCTCAGAGTATTACAACCTTGGTCATTACTACAGAAAAGATACCCGCAGTAGGGAAGAAGAAATTGTATCAAAGTTTAAAGGTAAAAAGAAAACTCATCGATACAGTCATTATGACATTGATGTTCAGGAAAGAAGAAAGAACATTAAGTATTTGAAAGATATACTTGGACGAGACACAAGTAAACCCGGTGCTAATTTAAAGTACGATCTTGATTGGTTGGAAAACTGGCTGGGTATACGGGTAGGGGGAGATTACTTAGACGTACAAATAGCAGAACCCCTTATCGATGAAAATAAAAGGTATTATAATCTTGACTCCCTTGGTAAACAATATCTTAGAAGGGGTAAGATGAAAACCGAGATTGACGCTTTCTGTGAAAGGAACCATTTAAGGGGAGACCCACGTCAATGGTTGTACTTAATGCCTTATGAGATTGTACGTCAATATGCCTTGGAAGATGTTCATATTCCCATGGAAGTGTTTGAAAAACAAAAAATAATCTTAGAAGAACAAGGACTTACTGATTTATTTAAAATGGAGATGAAGTTATACCCCCTGTTACTCGAGATGAGAAAAGTGGGTGTTCGTATTGACACAGACGGTCTTGCTAAAGTGAAAAAGAAAACACTGATAAAGATTGAAGAAAGTAAGAAAAAACTGTTTAACATTACGGGGAGGTACATAAAAATAAATCCTAACTCGGGAGAAGAAATAGGTTTTATTCTTGATAAACTGGGGTTAGATTATGAGTTAACTGAGAAAACAAGAAAACCTTCAATCACTAAACCTTGGTTGAAAAATCAATTAGACGTCCATCCTGTTTTTGGTATTATAAACGACGTTAGGAAATACGAAAAACTAAACAGTACATTCCTTGACTCACAACTCGCAGGTACATTGGTTGATGGAAGAATACATGGATCTTTCAATCAATTAAAAAGTGACGAGTACGGAACAGTAAGTGGAAGATTTTCTGGGTCCCATCCCAATCTTCAGTTCATGCCTGCTAATGACGCAGATATTGGAAAAAGTATAAGAAGATTGTTTATTCCTGAAGAAGACCACGATTGGATCAAGGCAGACTATTCCCAAATAGAAGTGAGAATTATATCACACTATGCTATGGGGAACGGTGCAGACGATATAAGAAACTCCTTCATTACTGATAGCTCAACAGACTTTCATCAGTGGTGTGCAGACATGACGGGAGTTACAAGAAAGTTTGCTAAGCGTATTAACTTTGGTATCTTCTATGGGATGGGCGTAGAAAAACTATGTGTTCAGTTAGGAATGAACAAAGAAGAAGGTTCTGCTTTCTTAAAAATGTATCATAATAAACTACCGTTCATCAAGAATACAATAAGGAAGGTATCCAATAAAGCTTTAGCTCGAGGTTATGTAATGACAATTCTTAAAAGACGTAGAAGGTTTCCTGATGGACAACTAACCTACAAAGCTTTTAATTCTATTGTACAGGGAACAGCTGCGGACATAATGAAGAAGGCTATGGTTGACGCCTACGAAGCTGGAATATTTGATGTTCTTGTTCCACACATTACGGTACATGATGAAATGGATCAATCTAAACCGCGAACCAAAGAAGGAACAGAAGCAACCATTGAACTAAAAAGAATAATGGAAAACTGTGTTCCTTTAAAAGTACCTATTATTGCAGACTTTGAAATTGGTCCTAACTGGGGAGACTTAAAAGATTATACAGGAGAATGAAACAATGAAGACAAATAAAATTGTAGTAACAAGACATAAAGGTCTTGTTCAGTACTTGATAAACAAAGGACTAATCACCAAAGATGTTCCTGTAATTTCTCATGCTACTGTAGACGATGTTAGGGGAAAACATGTAATAGGGGTTCTGCCTTTATGGTTAGCAGTGTATACAGATAAAATGACGATTGTAAAATTAAGAATACCTACTAACATGAGAGGAAAGGAATTAACGGAAGAAGAGGTAGCAACACTTGCTCCCCAACCCAGGACCTATAAAATACATAAAACTAGTTTTAATTAAGGAAATAAGGAATGCTTTTAGAGAAAGACCTAAAACGAAAAATCAGTAACTGCCTGTGTTCTCCAAAGTACTCAGGAAGAGTTAAAGTACAGAACATAGAATCAGGTATGACGGGACTAGGTATTCCTGATATTTTCTTTAGAACTAACATAGATACTTGGATGGAAACAAAAAGAATTATAATAAAAAGTAATAACATAAGTAAGGTTACTATTCCGTTTCAACCGGGACAGTATAAGTGGATTGACAGTTACAGAAAGCTAGGAGGACACATTCTCCTAGCCTGTTTAATTATCGATAAACTTAGTACTTACAATAATCATGTATATTTCTTTAGAGGAAGTAATATAAAAAGGACTTACTTATACGATGAGTTCTTTATGAACTATGATTCTCTTATGGATTATGATCATTTTAATTGTAAGACTATTTTTAACATTGTAAGTAATATAAAAGATAATGGAGGAGTAAACACATGAAAGAAGAAATAGTTAAATTAAAGGAGTACAATGAATTATTCTGTTCCCGTCCAAGTTGTCATGCGCTGATGAACATTGAACAGACGCTAACTATGATAGATGGGTACAGGGGATATTGTACTTGCCCCGTTTGTGGACACCGAACCAAGGTTCATAAAGTAAGACCCAATGACAAAGACTACAATGTAGATAAAAATGGAACACGTACAAGGAAAGAACCAAAACTAAAGCTGAGTAAAAAAGAAAGAAGAAAAATAAATAAGGAGATGAGAAAATGAAAAGGATTATTTTAACTATAATTATTATCTTAACTCTAGTAGGGTGTACTTCTTATACCCCCTATAGAAATGAAGATAATTCTATAAATATCGCAAAAGAAGTTTTATTTATAACTGCTTTTGGGATTGTATCTGCATGTACAGTAAATACTACAATAAACAATAAAATAATAAAACAGATTTTTAATAAGGAGATGAGAAAATGAAAACAGGAAGTGAAGAGATAAGAAAAATTGGAGAAGGACTTTACACAGTAAACAATGAACAAAAAGAAATACAGGTCATTGCTCCCAATTTATATTCTGTTGAAAGTGAACCGGGAGACATGACTCATTATTCATTTTTCGTGTATCGTGATGGTCCTGACGAGTTTTGTTTCATGCCTAAAAGAAGTACTTTCAGGTTTCCCCAACGACTAAATTACTTTGACTGTAAAGATCTTAGTAACGTAGAGTTGTATGAGAAAGCAGGAACACTTTCTTGTAATGTTCACACACTTAAAGAGTGTATAAGGGTAATGGAAAAACTAAAGGGAGAAACATCACTATGAAAACAGTTGCAGGTATCACTCTTGGTATAGTGATGTTATCTTATGCTCAGTTTTATCACACTAAATACAACGAAGCAACGAGGGAACTAAACATAGCTAAGGATACTATCAACTTAATTCAAAGTGGAACACACGTAGAAGAAAGAATGGTAAAGTATAAATACACTTCCCCGATCGACAAAGAACATTTTAAAAAACTAACAAGTCCTTTTGGTTATAGACTATTACTAAACCCCTTCACGGGAGGAACAAAAACAAGTTACCACAAAGGGGTAGACATTGTGGGTACTTTTCATTGTGGTATAACTCCAGTAACAAAGAACGGAAAAGTTATTGATAAGTGGTATGTACCTGGTAGTTATACAGAAGGACATAAGGTCTTTGGCGGATACGTTCGTATTCTTCATAGTGACGGGTGGATAAGTGGCTACGGTCATTTATCTAGTATATACGTCAAAGAAGGAGATGTTCTTGTTGACGGGATTTTTTACAGGAATGGGAAAGTTCTTCCTTCAAAGGGGTTGATCGGAAGACAAGGGAACACAGGAATAAGTACGGGTGAACATCTGCACTTATCCCTTCAAAACAAAGAAGGTGTGTTTGTTGACCCGTTATTGTACCTTGACCTGTAAGAATGATACTAATACTGTCCTCATACGTACAATAAACGACGTTTCAGACGTCCTTATTGTACAATGATACATAAACATCATTGTACATATAACGACCCGTTGTAGGGAACATATTACATATCATATAATGATCAAGGGTTCTGTGTTACTCCTGGTGTTACTTCAAGTTCCTGGTTTCTTACAACGGTGTATCTTTTTCCGCCCCCGTCAATTTGAACATCATATTTATAAATACCTTCCAATATGTCCGTGTCGTCTGTAGTTAACTCGAAGTCTCCCCTGCCAGACGAAGGAGAACTTATAGTTGCAGTAGCAGTTATTGCTATTTCATCTGAACTGTAAGAGGACCTAGCAGTAAACGTCATGGTATACCCGTTTAAGTCAAAGATATTTCCATCTTGATCTTTAACTACCACGTAAAAGTTTTTAGTGTCTCCCCTAACTAATTCCATTTTATTGTCAGTCATTATATCTCCCCTTCTAATTCTGTGTCTACTACACTTCCTTCAAGTACTGTGTCGTATGTATTTCCAGACAACATATTATCTGATAAACTACCTTTTAACAATAACTCTGTGTTTATAATCCCTTCCAGTTTTGTTACTGTTATTAAACCAGCTATGCTTTCAACAACCTGTCCTATTCCACCACCCCCTAAGTTATTAAGCATCGTCCATGTATCACCTGTTACTGTTGAACCAGCTTTAAGAAGTTCATAAGTATCACTCATCGTTCATAGCCCCATACACCATTTACTATATCTATTTTATCCTGTTCGGTAACTGCAGATCCTGTTGAAACTCTTGCAATAGTACCAGATTCTGAGAAAAATCCAATATAAGTTACAAGAGAGTTCTCAGCAAATACCGATCCTGGAGGATCGGCAACAAGATTTCCGTTTTTTATAGCAAAAGTTCCGGAAGTTTTTGAGGATAATACTAACCATCCATGAAACAAAGTAACCGTCAAGGCTGTTTGGATTGTATCGGAACCATCGGAATCAAGTACAGCCAGTCCCTCCCCTTTTGCTATTGCTTTATGTCCTATCCCAGTATCAGTTTCCTCTGCTAATCGTAGGGCTTTGTATAGATCCGGAACCAGTAGTTTATCCATTCCAACAGTAACTATATAAGTGGAAAAATCAAATGAGTATGTATTGCTATTGTAAACTATATCTACAACGCTTCCCATTAAACATCCGCCTGTCTTACCGTATTGATTGTTGTTGCACTCGACGACATTGTACCAGTTGTTGAGAACGGTACAATAGCCTCAGAACCAGATCCATGTCTTACATGAATTACAAGATCCCTGTTTGAAACATAGGTTACAGTTACAGTTTCGGAAGATGAAGTTGCTTCCACATCTATTAACGGTACATAACAATCTGTACCAGAAGAATAAGATTGTGACAACGTCCCAGAAAGAGTAAATGTTGATCCACTCCATGAAGTATATTCATACCTATCATCACCTATCCGTACAAATCCAGTATTTGGAGTATCTGCTGGGATAGTTTCGTTTATTACAATTGTTCCATCACCGCTATCATTTCCAGAGGCAAGCGTATACTGTGTTTTATCTATAACCCCTCCTGAACCTATTGCAACAAGAACTCTGTCTCCGGATATGAGATTTCCTATTGTTACACCAGTTGATACTGGAGGTGCTTGTGTATCACCATTATCGTCAATTAACTCAAAAGCCTGTGCATCACCAGCGCCATATCCTTCTATCCACCAACCCTGAGCAACAAACCACTTACCACCAGCAAAACTACCAAATGGATAAGCAGCGTTTTCAGTGTAAGCCGCATCAAGTTTTCTATACCTCCATCCGGGAACACCATTGATAGTTTCTGTAGAGGTTTCATTAGTTGCATACATCAATGCTTGATAAACATCTGATAATGCTTCTCCATTTACATTTATTACACCTTTATAGGGTTTTGCACCATTGCCATTTCCGAGATCTTTTGAAACAGCACCCGGGGTAATTGTAATATTTCCAAAAACTGTTTGTGCTGCTGCAAGACTTAGTGTTATTGCAGAATCTATGGAAGTCGCAATAGCCGCCGCTGTTTCAGATCCTGCAGCAAGGTTTACGTCAAAAGTTGAATAAGTCTGTCCATATTTCCTTGAGTAAGCAGTCACATCGCCATTGTCAATTAAGGATCCTCCAGTTTTTGCTTTAATCAATATTTGAATATGCCCATCACTCCAAAACTTCGAGAGCTTAGAATTATTCTGAACCACATAAATCGGTGAAGCTGAAACAATACCACCAATCGTTTTGAATCCAGAATAAAGCTCATCACCCCCTTTCTGTTCTACAGAACCAAAGTTGATATATTGAGACGCATCATCATCTATATTGAACTCAGTTGCTAAGGGACCATCGTTTGGTAAAGTTAATACTGTCGGTTTTGTAGCATCTCTTTTACCAGCAAGAACAGATGGGTTATCGTTATCTATCCCTGTGGCATCATCAGCCAGGTCCTGTAAATACAAGTGTAAATCCAAGACATTATAAACAGTTGTTCCTGAAACGTGTCTTATATCACCACTATCTAAATCTACACTAAAATCTGTCTCTATCCCCATAATATTCCTCCATTATTTATTGAATCTTTTGCCGACAATAAAAATCTACTCCTGTTTTACTATGCGGTGATATTGCTTCATACTGTAAATATTTAGGTTCACTTGAAGCATTTCGCAATCTCAAATACAATATCATCGGTGATTTATATGACGGTACATTCGTAATTGTTTCAAGATCTGATGAAATTAAACCACTTGCAAGAACTACAGAATAATCATCATTATCTACCAACCAATATCTTGATCCTATCACTGCGTCATGTATAACAACATTCGCATAAAAATATGCGTCACCCGCTTGTCTCAATATACTTATTCCACTCCATCCACTATTGATACTTTTTGATGTGTCTATTTCGGAAACAACAGAGGGAATGTACAACGAGCTATTCGGTATCATGACTCCCATTTATATTACCTCCATTGTAAAGTCTGGATCGATAAAATTATAATCTTCAATAGAAATTCTTCCCCTTGTTGTAAATACTACCATATTCACAATAGTGTTTTCTTTAATATTATTAGAAGTAGACAAAGATACTTTGTAACGAGCGTAAGTATTCGGTCCATATACAACATCTCCACTAATCATCGGGACCCAAGATGTATTGGACACTTCTAAATCAGTATCATCTATATCGCTAATTTCAGTAATTATATCCCCAGTTGTATTGTCAACATAACTAACAACAATAAACCAATCTTGCTTTTTTGGATTGTCAAAACAATGATCTGTGTTAGACGTATCCTTAATTACCAATTCAAGAGTTATTTTATTTTTAGCCGCTGTTTTATTATAAAGTTTATTCATTTTATAAACAAGCATCGGGTTAGATCTACTTATATCTATTCCGGGAATTACTTTTATACTCCACGATATATTGCCAGGGAGTACAGCGTTAAGAGTTGGTACATTTAATCCACGTTGCCATGATCGACTCCCAGCACCATCTTCTTTTATAAAATCAAATGGTACGCCATTCATATCTTCTATTGAATAAGTTGTGTGAGTAAGTCCTTCATGATCTATAATATACCTGTCTTTTACAGAAACTCCATAATCCAATCCACGGCAAGCTCTATTATGAACATAACCATTGTTATAAATAGCAGTCCTTGGAGTAAAAAACTTTTTCTCAACACCTCCATTTACTTCTTTACTCCCAAATACAACACTAAAATCACCATATGAACCCCTATTCGCTAATTGATAATTGTCTACATTTTCAGGATATGTTGAACAATCGAAAACACAATTTGTAACATATAAAGGAGCTCCTTGAATACCAGTATTCAATGTTGCATAAGTATTTCCGGGGGATGTATAGCCTCTTTTTACATCAAAATAGCAATCTAAAAATCTTGAATTGTTCCCAATTACCTGACCTATATTTGTACTTTGTGTTTGATAAGTAAATTTTATGTTTATAACAAAAGAAAATCTAAACTGTAACCAATCTATTTGATGTCCAGTACCACCGGTATTTTCAAAAACCCAGTTTAAATTTACCCCTTTATAGATAGCATAATAACCCATTTTCAAATCTGCACTATTCCCATTGAATTGGATTGTCAGTGTTCCATTATCACCAGACCATTTTGTCCCGTCGTCAGCTATCCATGTAACCGGATCGGTAACTGTTCCCACATTATAACAAGTGAGATTACTTGACCCAAAATCTACTGTTATATCCGAACCATTTTTTGTGCGGATATAAACCACATCCCCAGCATTTAATGAGCCATAAGTCGGAGCTGCAGACATTATTGCTTTCAAATCATTCCACGCACCTACACCGCCGTTACTCGTTGCAGGGTTAGGAGAAGTCCCGTCACCGTCGTAAGTGTTACCGTGTGAAATATATTTATCACTCATTTTAAACTGCTCCTATAGTAATATCAGGATCAACAAAAATATAGTCATGATCATTTACTTTTGCTCTCCCAACAAATAACCTTACAGCTATCATGGAGTATTGTCGTATATTTTCACTTGTATCAAGTTCTATCTTATATTTATCATATGTGTACCCACCATATGAAACTGTATCCCAACTTGCAGATGAAGTTTCAAGAACAGAAGTAAAATCAATTTCAGAAACATCAACTTGATATCCTCCTCCGTCTTTACTGTACCCAACTTCAATAAAATATTCAGCTTTCTTTGGGTTAGAAATTGACTGGTTGATAAGTAATTCCACTGTAATTTTCTTTGTGTCTGGACTATCAGCATAGAGTTTTAATAATTCAACGGCAGAGTAAGGGGCAGTTACATATGTCACAGAATCGTCTTGTGTAATAATTCTATAACTCCAAGATGTCCCATCTGGAAGCTCTGCATTTAGAACCGGATAACTATTTCCACGCTCCCATTCTGTAAACCCACGTTGAGAACCATAAAAAGAGTTATAAGGATTTCTAAGATTTACTCCGTAAATATCAGTTGTATAATCAGTAGTCTTTCCAAAACTATTTATTACTTTACCTTCCAGGTCAAAATTGATAAAGCGCACTCTTGATAAAGACCCCCAAGTTGTATTTGTATCACGTACAAAAGGTCTGTTTGAGTTCATGCCAGTAGTTTTACCACCAATTATATAAATTATTCCACCAAGATTATTTGGATCTATTAATCCGGGTGTATCGATAGATGAAAAGTCTGTTTTAAACTCACAGTTTATAAAGTAAACTGTTGATCCATAACTTCCCAAATCAATGAATGGATAGCTACCACTTGAATAGAATCTTCGTTCATAAAGCAAACAATTAATAAATACAGTGTGTGAGTTTTGATCTATCAATAATAATTTAGTAACATATTCGGAAGTATTCGATTCTGTTTCTAAAGCAATTTCTCTAAAAACGGTATGATCTTTTGTTATCAAATAATCGTAATGATGTGCATTTGTTAAATTACCAAGTATCTTTAAATTTTTATTTTTCCCGGTAAAAATATTATACTCATCCACGATAAAACTACAGTCTGAATCTTCCCGTATTGTTAATATTCCAGAGTCTCCAGACCATACAGTCCCATCATCAAAAACCCATTCTATAGGACCATCATCTTTACTCCCTCTTTTCAGGACTGTTTTATCTGCAGTAATAGAAATAGTTATATCTGTTCCACTTATTTGTGTTCTTACATGTACAGTATCTCCACCAGTCAATGTTCCATAAATAGGCGCCGCGGTCATTATGGCTAATATATCATTCCATGCACCTACACCACCGTCAGATGTTGCTGGATCTGGTGACGATCCATCTCCATTGTAAGTGTTGCCGTGTGAAACGTATTTATCACTCAATTTTTTACCCTCTGTTTGTCAACAAACATATAAATAATTATGCCAATAGCAACTGCCACCGATACAATACTACTCCCAAAAGCTATATCATTCTTTAACTTCATCTCTTTTATTTGCTTGTCTAAAAGCTTCATTGATTTTTCCGAGTTCTCCAACGACACTAATAATTTCTCGGTTTCTAATTTCAATTCTGTTAATTCCTGCAGCAGTTTCCCCGATTCCTGAGTTAATGACTGAGCCTTGAGCATTAAGTTCTTTAGATCGCTGTTCAATTTCTCTGCCTGTCTCATCAATTCGGGAAGCCGCTCTTGTAATTGCATCAAGTCGCTCTGAGATAGAATCACCAGTCTGTTGAGCCTGATATATGCTTCCTCGTAACTCTTCTGTAGTTCCAAGTATGGATTCGTAATCTCCTCTGCCGAAAGTGAACCAGAAAACGTTAGCAGCAACAACACCAACCAGAAAAGCAATAAACAACGATCTAAACATTTTGGATAACCTCCCCAATCTTTCATTTCTTGCCACCGGGAAGTACAGCTTTAAGCACATTCCCACCAATGTATATTCCGGCAATTATAGTCCAACCTTGACCGTCAAGTAGCTTCATAAACAATGCAATGGTGGCAATAGTGAACACAATAAACTTCTTCGGTAATAATTTATTAAAGAAAAAATCTAACTTATTCATCCCAACCTCCAGGCTAAAATATATCTCTTACTTTTCAATATGCCTTCTTTTGCGGTTTTACTTCCCCCTTCCCATGGATCTCTCTTTACAATATCTTTATCAGGAAATAACTCAGCAAAATGACCAACAATAATTCCGCCGTTAGTAACACGCTTAAAATAACCAATAATATGAGTAAACTCTTCATATTCTTTTACCTGAAACAATTCAACCGGAATACCCACTATACCAGATAAGATTTGACCAATACCATGAACATCATTGACATAACAATCTTTCCTTAAATACGGTACTCCTGCATAATTCTTCACTCTTGTACACATAACATAAGCAGCGTTCACAGTCTCATATTGTATCTTATGTTCTGCCACTTCTGCATAGATATTTACCAAATCAACATAGTAACACCCGAACTTCTGGATATTTTTATTTAATATTGACCTATTCTGATAAATCATTTTATTACTCCAAACATCTTCAAAGCAATATATGATAGAAACATGAAAAATGTTGTTGATACTAATTTCCAAAGAAGTTTGTTTATCGCATGCTCTACAAGAACAACTTTATTCGACAAATCTTTTATATCGTTTTTCAATTCCCCATGTTGTCTTGTGTTCTGTTCATCAATATAATTAACCTTATTCTCAGTTGATCGGATAGAATGATCATAACCGTTGAAAATTTTCTGCTTGATTGTACTCATTTCCTCCGTGAGTTTTTTAATTGACTCGTCAATTTTATCAAGTCTTTTATCATGCTGTTGTACTGTATTTTCTATCATCGTTATTGCTCCTCCTATAGTCCATCAATGTTTAAAAATATTTCTGAGTCGGATATAGCTTTTCCCAGTCGTTTACCTGAAACTACTGTAGTCACGATGTTTCCAGAACTATTCCAGTAATAATTTGTTCCAGCCGATAATCCACTAAGACCAGAAAGTATTCCTGTCATTTGTACAGCAACCTGTTCGCCTTTAACTGCTGAGGATTTTGCTACTCCATAAATATTTGAATCATCAGTAGCTACTATTACTTCTCTAATATCATGATCTGTACCGTTTTTAAAGGCAGAAATAACCACTCCCGTTGTTGCAGATTCAAAACTAAGTACACCATAAGTGTTAACACTCGTAAGAGTATACTCTGCTGAATTAACTGTAGCTCCTGTAGTTTTATTTACATAAACAACTACCATTCTTGTAAGACTTGTAGATTCTCTATACCCAACGATAAGTTTATTAGACGTAAGAAGTGCTCCCATTAGATACTGATACCCTACACTTATAGAAAGAGTATTCTTTCTAACTAAGGAGAGAGTCACCCCAGAAAGATTATAAACATCCACAGACTTAGAACCATAAGAAAAAGCTATCTTATCTGTATCTATGTACATAGGATTTCCTCTGTTGATTACTCCAGAAGATGATTCTAATTGAACGACATTACCATGGGTAATAGTACTTCCAGAAACAGACACAGCCACAGCTTTTAAGTCATCTTGTGCGCTATCTCCCCCTATGTTACTGTCTATAAACATACATACAATTCTTCCGTCTCCTGCATTAGTAGACATAGAATAAACGGGATCAACCCCTGAAGCTATAACTACTTCTGAGCCTATACTTACAATGGTTGAACCAGAAATAGTCACAAGTCTAGCTTTCATAGCAGCATCATCCTGTCTAATTGTTAAAATAGCAGTAGTGTCCGTAACTCTGACTACCTGTTCTAAATATGTAGCGGTCCCTTCGTTTACATGGTCTAATTCAGTTATAGTTAAAGTCGACGGATTGACTTCTAATAAGTACAACCCTAAATATAACGAGGACGTAACATCTGCAACAAGAAACACATTGTCTCTCATACGACACGACCCCTTAGCATACATGTCTGTTCCATCCCCTCTGTAGTTATAAATTGCTCCCTTTGTCAATGTTCCTGAACCTGTTGATCTATAAGCGACTACTGCGGCATCTCCATTTCCATCTCTATAGGAAGAAATTACTATTGAATCACTCACCCGAGTAAGTTGCATGCCTATAACAGCCCCCCCTACTGGAGAAGTATCTATAGAACCCAAGCCACTAATAGAAGGACTTGTTGCATACAAAGGACTTCCTGAAACATTTTCTCCGTCTGCAAAACCTACTTTTCCCGCTGTAATATCATTAGATACCCCAAAACTTTTTATAAACTCTGAAGAAAAATTATTAACTAACCAACTTGTGCCATTCCATATAAACTCAGCATACTCTCCTGATACAAGAATAATCTTATCCCCTCCAGCTCCAAGTTCTACTTCTACAGATGTTGCACTACTGTTCTTAATGCCTTGCACCTTATCAACAGTATCATCATCCCCTGTTAAAGTTGTATTAGATCCAACTTCTTCAAAAGAAATTATTCCTTGTCTTAAATTAGGAAGAGTTATTTTCTTGTCCAATCCTGAAGATGTACGTAAGTGAAATAAGTCGTCATGTACTGTGGAAGAAGCTTCCTGTAGTTCATTTAATTTATAATTTGCCATTTATATTTTCCTCCTATCCTATTCTGATAATAGATAAAGTACCTGCATAGCCTGAAGAAGCATAATACAAGCCATCCCCTGAAGATGAAGGACCACACGTTATTTTATCTCCCTTAGATAAAGGTCCTATGTAGTTGCTCTGTGTGTATGTATTTGCAGAATCTGCATGATCGTGATTCCACATCCCATCTGTTTTATTTTCTAATCCTGAACGAGACCCATCCAATGCCACGCCCACATACACACTTGTTGTCGAAGAGGCTCGTTGAACACCTTTAACCCAGTACACCCCGTCTTCTAATATTTCTATACTATCCGCATGCGTGCTCCAGTCTAAACTATTCCCTTTACCCATCCCTACGTGATATATATTTCTATACGTAGAAGAATAAGAAGAAGGTCCTTCTTTTGCTCCCCAGTCCCCTACTCTTCCTGTACCTTGTTTACTTACTATGTCTAAAGAATCTTTTCCGTCTTTACTACTTTCTTTTATTTCTGCGATTAAATTGTCTTCATTCATGCCCAAAGTCAATTCAGCAAGATATGAAGAACTTAAAGTATATTTAACTTTATACAATAACAGATCATGTACTCTCCAACTATTAGATTTTGCGTGCATCGTATCTAAATAAATAGTGGAAGCGTTATCATTATTGATTATAACTTGTACTTTATAGATATCCAATACACCTTCCCTAACCAGTGTATCTACTTCTAATTCACCTTCATTACTTCCAGATTCTGTTACTAACAGTTTATCAGAAGTATTTATGTTCATTGTACCTGAATCTAAAAACAAATCTATGAATGCAGAAATGTTTATCCATTCTCCTTGTATATCAGAACCTTTAAAATCTAAATCTTTAGAATTATTATGTGTATCTATTATTCTTACAGATATATCTCCATTTATGTCCGTAAAATAAATATACATAGAGAACAAAGAGGGAAACCTTATAATTGGATCAACTTCTAATTCCATATACTCATCTTTACTTCCTGCAGACGTGACTATTTTTATAGAACTTTTAGAAGTCATAACAATAGTATGATCAATGCTTGCAACTGTATCCACAAAGTGAGAAGTATCCCAATCATCTAAAGACTCCATTTCACTTACAATAGTTTCATATTCTTTACGTCTATTAGACAACCTATACATTTTAAAAGGTACTCTAAAATTATCAAAAGACTTTACAATATCCACATTAGAAATAGTAAGCCTTGTACGGGTCTTACTGAGTAATTGAAGTTCTCCTTGTATTATTTTATCCACAGTTCCTTCGTCTATATAATCAGGAAACGTAACTTTCTTTTCAAATAACCCATACATGCTCTGACTGGTAGTATCTTCATAAGTATCAATATATTCAGTTTCCTTAGGCAATCCTTTTATTGTTCTATATACTAAAAACTTATTTACAATTCCATCAGAAACAGTTTCTACTTTAGGATTTAGATATTGATACCCCTCAAACAAGTGTGCATAAATATCATTACTTGTTTGTCCATAAAATAAATATTGATCATCTCCCACTCCCCATCTATACTTATCACTATCATAGTTATTGTTCGCTATTTTATTGAGTAAGGTAAAAGCATAGTGCAATGACTTGTCTTTGAACTCTACAGATACACCTGTAATATTAGGAACTATTATCTTACTGGAAGTGTACTTGACATCTATGTCAGGTCCTAAGTAGTTAGTTCCCAAGTCATCTATTATATTATATAATGTTTCATCAATATATGAGACATTTATTTTCTTTTCTTTAAGTCTGTGGTAAAACCCTTTTCCTATTATTTTAAGTAATTCTTTATCGTTATCAGGAGTGGGTATGAAGTACGCATACCCTCCAAACCATACCTGTCCGTCTACCTCAATTTTACAAATCATATTATTGTACAATAAAGAAGTATCTTTTGCAGATACAGTAAACGAGAACGTATCTAACCCTCCATTGCGTAACATTGTAGCTTCTACAAATAACCCTGCTCCTTTCTCTGTATTACTGTAAAATGTTTCTATTAAGTTTCCTGAGATAGAGTATATTTTAACAGCTATGTTTTTAGGAGAAACTATTGCCATTATATAAACATCCTTTTATAAAAATCAATAGTGTACTCTACATCTTCATCTGTTAAGAAAGTTATTTTATCCGAGCCAGTAGCAATTTCGAAGAACCCTGTACCTTGTACAATATTTGTATTTCTGTTTAAGTCCCCTATAGAAACAAGTCCTTCCACGCAATCAATCACCATAGTTTCATACCCTGTAGTACCAAATAAACTGTCCTGTATCTGTATTCCTGTTTTATCAGAATCAATATATATTTGTACGTCAGTAACAGCAGAAAAAGCTACCAAGGTGATTATTGGATGAACTGGTAAATACCCTTCATTATTCACCGATTGTTCTTTTATTATGCCACTCAATACAGAACCAGTATATTCTGTCTTAATAGTGGATGTCCAAAATGGATCCAACGCCGTAAACATAAAAGAGTTTTTAGATAATTTCTTCAAAGAACCTTCCAAGTATTCTATGTTCATGGCATAGGACACAACTTCTATTTCCATGCTATTAGTTTCATCTACTATGTACTTTGTTTTACTTATCCATTCTATAAGTTCATTAAGATAATCTCTATATGCTTGCGTATCATTATTAGTACTAGTCACTTCTAAAGTATACGCCCTAGACATAAGACGTTTATTTCCAACAACTTCAGCACCAGGAAGAAAAGAGTTTTCAACTACTTTTGTATCATATTTAAAATTATCTTTTCCTTGTGTAAATGATCTTTTCAGCTCTGCAGTTACTCCGTCACCATTAAGAGAATATGTATTTCCATCTTTATCTTTTAAGCTATATTCTATCATACGACCGCCCTCAGTTCCATTCCAAGTTTTCTGCTTACTTCTGATACTACTGTATCCAAATCCATTTCATTATTTATATATGCTCCTTCAAAAGACACATTTATAATATTGTTCATCCCAGAGTCTTGTGCTATTTGTCGAGAAATATCATGGGGAATAACAACTGTTCCATCGGGAAGATTAAGTATTTCTCCCCCAGACTCATTAACACGGGTTACTCCTGAAGCTGTTCCCCCTTTCTCCATCGCAGGAACAAATTGCTGTTCATTGACTAGTTCTGTTTGTTTTACTCCCATAGCTATAGACGCAGCAGACATAGCAGTACCAAAAATAGGTCCTGCAATAGGTCCTAGTGAAGTTGCAGCAGACCACCATCCTGCAATGGCATCCGCTACAGACATCCAGATTTTTCCGATCTCAAAAGACTTATTAGCTTCAAAAGCTTTTTTGTTCAGTTCATTCTCTTTATCTTTTTTATTCTTATTCAGTATTGCTAACTGTTTGTCGTGTTCTTCCTGTGAAATTAACCCGTCATCTAACTTTTTATTTAAAGCTTCAAGTTCACTTTGATAAGTTAAAGTAATCTGGTCTAGATCATTCTGTAAAGCCATATTCTTTATACCACTAAGTTGATCTAGGAAATAAGAAGTAGCATTTATAATAGTCCCATAGTAGTCCCAGAATATTTGTTTTCTTTTTTCTGCTTCTTCTCTCTCTTTCTCAGTTATCTCTTCACTTGCTTTCTTTTCAGCCTCAGTCGTTATCTGTAGTAGTCTTAATCTTTCATTCTCTCTTTTTTGTAAAAGTTCAGCTATCCTTTCCTCAGTTGCCTGATATATAATAACCTTATCTGCTGCTTTCTTTCTTTCCTCATCCTGTATTTCTTTAAGTTTTTCTTTTTCTTCTTCCATAATCTTCAGCGCTTTTTCTAAAACCTTATTGCCGATCTGTCCTGCTGTTGACGTGTCGTAACCAATATCTATCATGGCATTTGCTAAGGTTTCTGCTGAACTTATATTTTCTTTAATCCCCTCTTCAAGTGTTATCATTCCATAGTCTATTTTAGCCTGTGTTTTTGATAACTCTAATCGGTAATTTTCTTCTGCTTTCAGTCTTGCTTTTTTAACGCCTTCTACACGTGCTATTTCTGCAAGTTCTCTTTCTTTCCTGTCTGCTTCCCTTTGTTCTTCTAAGTCTATCTGGTCCTGTAAACTTTGATTGTATTCCTCAGTACTGTTTTTCCTTTCCTGAGTGTGCATAAGCATCTTTTCTTGTATTATCTCTGTGGTAGAGTTTAGTTCTTTAGCTATCTTAAGTTGCTTATTTAATTTCTCCTCTTCTGCATATTGTTTCTGTATGTTTCTGATAGTTTCTTTTTTAGTTTCATTAACCTTATCAGAAGTAAGAAGCATCTCTGCTATTTTTTCTTTTGCTATGCCGTATTTCTCGCTTACATGTTCGATCTGTCTTTTAAGTCCTTCAGCAGATTGTTCTGCAGTAGCAAACTGTTCATACATAGAATTAGTCTGAAGCATGTCTTCAAGTTCCAACATTGCTTTTCCTAAATCCTTTGTCTTATCAGCAGCAACTCCTATTTCAATAGCTATATCATGGAACCTTTCTTCAGCTTTAGTTATTCTTTTATCTTCAAGTGTTTTTGCTAAAGTAATTACTCCCGTTGTCAAAAGACCTATTCCCATAATAACAGCAGTTACGGGGTTCGCAGCAAGTGCTACAAGTGCTGCATTAAGACCGACAACTGCCAATGTAACAGCCCCTACTGCTGCTCCTACAACAATAAAAGTACTAGCAAAATGTTTAGACTCGTCACTGAGATTTATAAACCATGTTGAAGCTTTAGTAACACCCACAAGTAATTTATCAATAAATTGTTTACTAACTTCCCCCACTGCAATAGAAACTTTATCTAAAGCGTTCTTCGCAGTTTCCCATGTTTTATCTTGTTTTTCAAAAGCTTCCTGATTAGCTCCTACTACATCACTCATATCTTCGAGAATATTGTTGAACTCTTCAGCTCCTGTCCCTGTTAAAGCCATTACACCTCTCATAGCTCTAATGTTAGGAATAAGTTCAGCTATTTTTGCACCATCCCCCGCTGTAGATTTTGCAACAAGTTCTAGTGCGCCAGACAAACCTTTTGCCTTTAAAAATGCAGACCCGCTTTCATATCCTATAGCATGAAGATTTTCTTTCATCTTTTCAGAAGGTTTTAAGAACGAGTTTACAATAGCGTTCAACTGAATAGTTGCCTTATTAGCATTTACACCTTGTTTAGTCATTGCTGCCATTCCAGCAGACAGTTCCTCAAGAGATATTCCTGCAGAAGAAAACAAAGGGATTGAAGTACCGATTGAACTTGCTAATTCCTCCCCTGTTATTTTACCAAGTTTAATTGTTGTAAAAAATAAATCTGAAGCATGTTCAGCAGAAACAACTTCTTTTCCATAAGCGTTCATTGCTGTAGATAAAACATCTACAGCAGTAAAAGTATCTGTCAAAGCAGCTTTAGCAAACTTAGCACCAGTTGTTGTAAGGTCCATTGCTTCTTCTGCTGTCTTAGCTCCTGAAGAAAAAGATTGATAAAGACCCTTTGTTAGTTCAGTTGTGTCTCCTAGCTCTGGGTTCAGCTTAATTAACTGTTTAGACAGATCGTCCATAGATACAGCATTAGTATCTATTAAAGTTGAAACGTTAGTTAAAGCTTTAGAAAACTCATTGTTCGCTTTACCTGTTTTGATCATGGCTGCAGTAAACGCTGAAGTAATAGCTGCCATACCAAGAGCAGTTGACTTCTGCATAGCAGTTAAACCAGTAGTCCACTTCTTTGTATTGAGTATCGCTTCTCCGTAAATTGCACCAGCTTTAAAAGGCATATCTTTATCTTCCTTTATCCATTGTCTTTAATTTATCAAACAGTGTATTGCTCTTCTTTTCATTTCTTTTAATTCTTTGAAATACTGTTAACTTAGATTCATCTACCCTCAGTTCTTCAATTCTCTCCAGTAACCTTCTTCTTATTTTCAGGTAAGCGTTCAATCCTTTCTTACCTTTAGAAGCAGATATACTTGCAAGAATTGTATTTGTCAAACTTAGTTCCTCCATGATAGTACTTATTTCTTTTTCTTTACTGGCCCTTTCAATAAACCATTCAATCTCATGTTCCGAGTACCTATCAATAAGCGTCAGTGATGAGCTCGGGCTAATACCGATCCTTAAATTAAAAAGTATTAACTCGAGCTCTCTGCGTTTTTTCTTATTCCTCCTATAGAACTAGCCACGAAGTTCAACATATCAGAAAGTGTAGTCATATCAAAGTTACTTAAGAACCATTCCTTTTCTTTCGGATAAAGAATAGACAGTTCTTTTGCTAGTAATTCTACTCTGTCTACGTTTGTTTTTGCATTTTTTTCTGCTGCTGTCCAGGACCTAAGAATATTTACAGTTTCCTCAGCAGTAACAAGTTTTCTTGGTGTCAGTGTTATTTCTTCTCCACTGAGTGTTGTTAGTTCCAATGTTAAGTCAATTTTCTTTGCTTCAAACTTCATTTTATTTTCTCCAAATAAGTTAGTAATAAGTGGGGAAGGTCTTTCCCCACTTAAAGAATTATATACTGTCAGTACAGATAAAACCTTCTACACCCGGGTATTTGTTCGGAGTAGACTCAGTGTCCTGTAAGGCAACGTCACTGATACTTATCTTTATCTCATCCCCGTGAGAAAAAGTTGAAGCAGGAAATGTCAATGATAACTCAGTAGTTGTGATACTTCCCGAAGAAGGTGCCACAAAGGTTCCATTAACACTTGCCATATAATGTCCAGTATCAAAGGACGTCTGAAAGGCAATGTTCTCATTGAACGTCAGATCCAATGTAGTATCTGCTGAAGCATCACCTGTTACCAAGTTAGGTGCTTCTACGTCAGGATATACAGCAACGGGAACATCTTCAATGGTCGGGTCTCCCCAGTAACCAAAGGCTCCTACCTTCGCTGAGGATTCCCCCGTAGCGAACACATGAAACTTTATCCTAAACTGTACAGGTAAGTTTCTCTGGGTGTCTGCTCCCCAGTTCACGAGTTCTCCGTCGATGATAGGAATAGCTTCGTAGAACATAATTCTATCTTCTACTTCTTCCGAAGCAACCCCGTTGGCATCAACAGAAACAACTTTAAGCACACCTGCTTCCTGATCCCTCATTGACTGATAGATACTTCTACCAATAGTTCCTGAGTCCTCCGTTTCAGTGGTGTTCTCAGTTGTCAGACCAGACATTAACAAAATTAAAAGTCCCGTCTTTATTTCTCCAAGGGTACAGGAAAGAATATATTCTATCCCTGTCCTTACATGGTCAGACGGTTTTGTTCCGTCCTGCTGATAAAGTATGTCCTTAACGTCCTGGTCAGGAGATAAGTTACTATCAGCCATTGTCTTTCCCAGATCGTACCCTTTGAACCCAATCTTTACTACACCCAAAGGTCCTTCAAAGAGTTTAGAGTTTCCGGAAAATAATGCTCCTCCAACACTCATATCGTATTCCTCCTATGAATTATACTGTGGTCACTATTAAATTAAATGACCACATCTCTAAATTACTCCTGTCAGACCCCAGGTAACCGGGATTCTGCACGGGAGATATTTGATAGGTTTTTACTTCTGGAAATACTGTATCTCCCACAGTGACTTCTGGTAACACCAAGCCGAACCTATTTTTTAACAAATTATAAACACTTTCTATATTCTTTAACGCTGTATTTACATCTACAGACCGAGATAAAACCTGAACAGCTATTTCTTGTTTCAAGTTATCATGGTCAGGGGAACCACCTCTCTGCATAATAGTAATACTTTCTTCAGGGGAAGTTTTATCCCATCCATTAAGAACAACACTTAACTCGGGAAGATTTATTTTTATGTATTCTCTTAGGTTATATATCACGTACCCATCTCCATCTTAAACTCTATAGCAACCATTTTCATTAAAGCATCTTTGTCTGCCCTTAGATGATCTTCTAACCATTTATTCCCTGCATCTCCATCCTGCATTGTAAAAGGTCCCCATCCTCCTTTCCACTCGTGCATTCTGTGAGCGTAGTCTGTATTCCAGACAAAGGTTGCAACAGTAGGTTTTCCCTTATATTGTTTTAAAGGCGAAGGTTCCTCCCCTGAACCTGGAGTAATGTCCTGGGGGTATATTAAAACTAATTTACTACCTACAAATGCAGAAGACGATCCTCTTAAAACACCCCATCTTATAGGTGGTTTTTTAGACGCATTAGCACTACCTGTATTACACCATGTTAAGAACTGAATTGCTCCTTTCTCCATAGCAGAATTAAAATGTTCCTCACTAATTTTAACTAATTTATTCAGAGCTTTAAGATTAGTTGAAATAAGTAGTTTACCATCCACTATACTATCACCTCAATATGTGTGTTTCTCTGACTACCAATCCTTTGTACTGAAAGAATAGTTCTTCTTATTTGTTCCTGTTCAATAACTTCCTGTCCATGTAGTCTTTTAACAATCAACATATCTCCTTTCTTTAATGAAAGAGTTTTTAATATCCCTTTCTGTATTACTTTTTTAGCGGGAATAAAAACCTTGATGTGTGGTACAATTACTGTCCCGTCTTTAGTAAAACCTATCTGACTTTCTTCTTCAACATAAGCAGAAACATCAATGGGAGTTTCTTCAACAGTAGTTTTAAGTTCATTATCGGTTGTTACAGGAACAATTCTTATTCTATCAGGATACAATAAACTCATACTGCCTCCCTTTTAGAAAGCGGGATAAAACTAGACGGTACAGGTGGTCTATCAATCTTGTTTTTACTAAAATCTGAGAATGCTTCTAATGTTCCTTGTGCTTCCATCCCGCTTTCAAATGTAGGGTACAGTAAGTGAAGACAATTAGGATGATAAGGAGGAGTGTCAAATAACGGAGGAAACATCTTACTATTTCCACTGATAGAATATACCTTCCCTTCATAGGGCATACAGATAGGGGTTCTTGTATTATGTGATGATACCTGTACTAAATCAGTACGGTAATTCTTAGCCTGATTTAGGCTAGCATAGGAATGAGCTTCATGGAACTTTACTCTTCCAACCATTTCTGCATAATAACTAGGTTTATATTTATATCTACCTGCTTGGATAAACTTATTCCCTTCTATGTCTTCGTACATCTTAGCCCAGAACTTACCACTTAATGCTCTTGCTGAAGCCCTTAAGTTTCCCACTTCAATATATGTATCTGCTATTGTCTGATTTACAATATTCTCACTTAACAAAGATTGCTGAGTAAGTCGTGTAAACCTTACAACATTTCCTTTCCCTGCAAGTAAAGCAGTATCAAAAGAAGACACAGCATCAGTATACAGTAACTTCATAGTCTGAGCAGAAGCATTAGAGTTCAACATTTTATAGATGTCTTTCATTGGTTTATTTACAATAACTGCTGATTTATTTATAGCATGTTGTATCTGTCTAAGACTGATTCTATACCGTGAAGGTATTTCTTCTTTTGCCCACGAAGAAAATATACTAGATAACTCTGCATATATCTTGTCAATTTCTTTTCTTAGTTTATTCCAATATACTGGACTAGCGTCTCCTTTGTTGACAGCCTGAACAAGAAGATCTCTTAACTGCTTTTCTTTTTTATTAAGCTTAATGAGTAATGGTTTAACTTTACTAGCATAGTCCTTTTCAAAAGAACTATATTTACCGCCGTTGTTAAATATCATACTGTCCTTTTAACTCCACAGTAGTATTTATACTTGCATACTCCCCAAGCATAGTGATAATGTATTCAGGTACCCCTATAAAAAACGTCCTTAAGTCCTCTCTTCTTTTTCCTAACTGAAAGGAATTAAGGCCGGTTGCTATACCAGCCCTTCTGTCGTCTAACTCGTTAAAGTGATTTACAAGAAATAACGCCATCTCTACCTGAGCATTTTTAACATTGTCGCCGGAAGCAGATACAGGTAAATCCAAAGAAGGACAGTTAACTAATTCACGGAAAGCAGTTCCTAACACAGTTTCTTTAGAAAGAGTTCCTGGCTGACCTTTTTCTTGTAAGTCAAACCACTCATCTGTTCCCATTCTGTATGTCAGATACTCATCCGCTTCTGTTACTGTTACCCATGTATTGCTTCCCACGACTAATGCCATTACGTTACTCCTTATTAACCTTTAGGACAGAGCCAATTCTGCTGTCTGGTCAGTGTCTGCAATAACAGCACCAAAGGCAGACCAATAAGTCCTGAGGTCACTGAGAGTTTCAATGTCTCTTTCAGTAAGACCCAGTTCCTGTAGATAAGCAGCGTTCTGTACCTTGTTACCAGGAAGAACCATGATTGCTTTGTTCGCAGGAATTGCAGAGTTCCACGAGAAGTAAGGCTGAATGTTGTAATTAACAGCAGTAGAATACTTTTTACCAGACTGAACCATGTTCGGGAAGGATGTTTTAAGAGCGTTGGTAATTCTGCCCTTCAAACTCGGAGAAGCGTAAACAACCATAGGTGAGTTCGCTGTGTCTCCGTATCCCTTATCCTTACAAGCTTCCCCGATTGTTTCATACCCCTTATTTAAGGTAGCAATGTCCCTTTCAAGGATCGTCTCAGAAGAGGTAAGCTGATAAGACACCTGATTATTTGCTGCAGCCGTTGCCAAAAGACCATAGTGAATATCTGCCCAAAGCTCATTCAGTTTTGCCCGAGTTGTTTCCATCAGGTCAACAAACTGATACAGTTTTCTTCCTTCGATCATCTCCCAAGTAACACCAATTCCCGCTCCGTATTTTTCAATCTTCGCGGTAACGGTATTTCCAGTAACACCGTAGAACTTAGCTTTTCCACCCTCAGGAATGAGAGAGAAAATAAGTCCACTTGCAACGTCAGCAATTTCCCAGGACAGCTGTCCTTTCCGAAGCTTTATCCCTTTGTATGCCGACTGCCAGTATGTGTCAAAAACAGGAAGGTTACCAGAAACAGTAAACACATCCTTAGTCAACTGAGGAAGATCAGACGACCCAGAGAAAGCCTGTATAATTTTACTTCCTTCTTTTACTCCGACTCCCTGCATAAAAGCCTGAATAGACTTTTTAAGAACGATCCCCTGCTGGTGATAATTCAGCTTAACGTTTTTGTCAAACTGATAGTCCTCTTTATCATGCTCCCGCATGTGAGTGACAAGATCAAATACTCTTTCCAGATTTATCTCTTTCATCAAGAAACCCCCTTACGCTTTCAGCTGAGAAGCAAAACCGTCAAACGATATTACCCCTTCAGTATCCGCACTTGCTGCGGCTTCTTTGACATACCCAATAAGGATATCTGAACCAACTACATTGGAAGCGTAACTTGACGCATCCACCCACGCTACTGCTTCACCCGGTGCCCAGGTTTCTCCTGTATGTTTAACAACACGGACAGTTTCTGCCTTTGTTATTAAAGTTGTTTCCTCCCCAGCCGACACCTGGTCTGAAGAGAAGTCCACGAGGTGGAAGCCGTTAACTTCGTTGTAGGTTTCAAACTCTCCAGCAGATTTTGCTGCTGCAGGTGCTACCTGAATTGCCTCGTAGTTCTTGGAAAAAAGTTCAAACTCTTTTGCCATCATTCTACTCCTATTAGTTTCAACGCATCATTTTCTGGGGAAGACTCTCCGGCTCCTAAATCATCAGAAGTACTTTCTTCTGTCGTTTTAGTCCCAGACTGCGAACCATCGGCAACGCCAAACAGTTTAGCAGTTTCTGCGAAGTCTTTTCTACCATCTTCAATATACTTTTTAATTGTTTCATCCGATATCTCTTCAAAAGAAGACGGATCAAACTTATTTGAGATAAAGGTCTTCTGTTTGTCTGTAAGATCTTTCGGCATCAGTTCCTTTAACTTTTCTTTTGCCAACGCTACACTTGTTTCTTTCTGCAGGGTTGACACCTTCTCCTTTGTTTCATCCAGTTCTTTCTTGAGTTTTTCATTCTCAAGTTTCATAGCTGTATTAGAGTCAAACAGCTTACTGAACACTCTGTCGTTCTTCAAGTTATCTTCGTCAAATAACTGATGAGGCCAGACATTATGTTCCTTTACAAACGTCATTACATCTTGAAATGTTACTTCCATTTTCTTTTTCTCCTTCTCCAGGGTTTTATTTTCGTCAGTGTCAAAGCACTGTACTGAACTAAGTCTTAATGCACCAGGAAAAGCTGGATTGTCTCTTTCACTGTTTCCCAAAGCAATTCCAGTTACATCGTCTACATCTCCTACCACGTTGTCATCATCAACGTTTATTTCTGCTTCCATTGACACTGCATCCATCTCTTTTACAGCATCAGCGTTAGGGAAGTATCCAATAATTACATTAGATAGTTTTCCCCCAATCTCTTTCAGAAAAGAAGTAAGTACGGTTCCCACTTCCCTTCTTCCATCATGGTCGTTAGTGGTCCCGTGTCCTACAAAGAACTTAGTTCCTTTCTTTATCTTTTCCGTCAGTCTCCGGATTACTGCCTTTGTCCAATGTAGTGTCTGTGTTCCTTCTCCTATCACCCTTGGTCTGCTTTTTCCTTCGTGGGCTACTGTGTAGGCTTGAAGAACTCCCTTCCCTTTCATCGACTCCAACTGTTCCTTTGTAAGTTTGCTCTTTATTTCTTCTGGAGTCATTGTCAATTCCAGTGCTTGAATTAGAACTTCCATTATTCAATCCTTTTAAAAATAAATCTTCCAGGTACTTAGTAATTCTTCTTACTGTTTCCTGGTAGTCTTCCCGTTTACACATAATAGAAATAACCCCATCTTTAGCAAAGGGAGGACTATCCTGTTTTACAAGATCCAGTTTAAGTACGCGGATAAGAACCCTGTCGTTAGGATACTTAATAGATGACATGGGTATTCTTTTCCCATCAGGAGTACTAACTTTCAAAAGCCTTGTGTTTACTGACATATCATAGTCCTCCTTTTTAACTACTCAGGTTTCTTTTCTTTTGCGGTTTTCTCGGGCTGTTTCTTTTTCATGGACTTCCGGACCTCATCATGTAAAGAACCATTTTTTGTTCTGAGAACATCCATAACAGTTACAACCTTCTTTTTTTCAACGAGTTTTATGGGTTTTCTTTCATCTGCCATTACTCTTCTCCTTGCTTTTTATTTTCAGATGGAACACCAAACTTTATCAACTGTTTAAGTGATTCCTCCTGTTCTATTTTTACTGTTCTTTCAGTGTCCAATGGATTTATCCCAGGAAGTGCATTTCTATAATCATCCATTGAAATAGCCCCATCCCCATGAGCTAAGCTTAACGCCTGAACACGTGTATAGAAATTAGAAAAGTCTATCAGAGGAAGCTTTACTTCAAAATCCCTATTTAAAGTAATTTCTGTTCCACCTTCGTTTATATAAACTTCCTGTGCCTTAAGAATTATATCGTATAAAGCCTCTTCCCAGATTGTTCTTTCATTCAGGGTAGCGTTCTTAATTACTTCATAAAGAGATTCTGCAGTCGACCTGTTACTCATAAGATCAACATAACCCATCCAATGTACAGGAACACCTGTTACAGAAGAAATAGTTTTAACTACAGAAGTAAGTTCACTTTCAATGTTCTTATAAACAGTTGTTGTCGGTGACTCATAACGGAACTTAGCTTTTCCAATAAAAGTAGTCCCTATTTTCCACTTCACATTAGACAACCAGGTTTTAAGGTTCTTTGCTTCACTTGCTGTATCTGTTTCAAACACGGGAGTTACTCGGGCGAAGATATGATTATTTCTTCTTATGTCTTTTATTGCTCTGTCGTAATTGTCTATGTCTGTAAGAACAACGCCTGTCTTAGTTGACGGTTTACTTTTAGAACGATCATCACCACCTGTTCTTATATACACGTAGTTCTTTAAGTTTAATGACACCCACCCAACAGAACCTGTTTTCTTTACCTGAACATCTACTAGTTTATTTGTTTCCTTATCGTAAACTGCCCTGTACGGTTCTACATAGTCATAAGGCTTCCGGTATATGTTTACAGTATCTTCTTCTGGTTCAAGTAATGCAATTCCCTGACCAGACATCTCTGCACCTTTTACAAACTTAATAAGTGATGAACCGTTAAGTTTATTATGTTTAATTAAGTTGTTTATCCACTTAGCTGTTCTTTCATCTTTACAACTAACTGATATTCCTTCTCCTGCAATAAACGCTGTTCTAAAGTCAATGATAGTTCTGACCATAGAATTACCGAAGGATTCTTCTCCATTGTATTTTTTATATGTATTCTCTACCTGTGACTCATATACAGTATAAGAATTAACTATACCGGGAACAGATGTAGACGCATTACTTGAATAGAATAAAGACTCTATGTCATGTCTTGTTGTAGAACCTTCAGTCGATCCCTGAATAGAGATTTTTCTAATAGCTTTTTCAATGCTCTTGTCAAATATTCCCATGACATCCTCTAAAATATATTATATTCAACAGTCTCTCCCGTTCCACCTGCTTCTTCAATATCGTAATAACAAAGAACAAAGGCGTCTGCTCTGTCAGGTGATTTATGGATACCGTGATTATGTTCTGAAAACTCATCTTTAGATTCTATCTTCATAACCTCATAACCACGTCTTCCTCTTATGTATTTATATTTTCTCTGGATTAGTTGTCCTCTGAGTTCATCGTCTTTAGGCATATCAATATACTGAAGGTTGTCTCTTAACTGAAAATACATTTCTGTAACAGTATCTTCGTAGTGTTCTCTGTCAGTCGGTGTTCCACCAAAGTTTATTCTGTTTACTATATAACCATCGTCTTCCATTAAGTCAGCTATTGCAGCACCAATGTATCCGTTATCTATATTAAGTATTACAGAACGATCCTGCATAAATCCTTTAAGTGCATACAGGATTCCTTTAGTATCCATTTTATTATTGATATACTTATCAACAGTTTTCATTCCGATTCTTTTATAGAAAACAATTTCATCTCCGCCCTGATGAGCTATATCCGCACCAACAACAATGGTTCCTTCCAGTTTATCAATGTGATTATCAATAGCCACGTCTACAAGTGAAGAAGGACACACAAACATATCTCCTGCATTTCTTAACTCACCTTCCCAGATATGTCTTGCTTCTTCTTCATTCCTTGCATAGTCTGCATTTTTCTCGTCCATCAGTGTTTGATTGAAGAACGGGTTATCTTTCCACGACAACCACAATACTTCAGCGTTCGGATCGTCGTATAAAACATAGTCTACATAGATCGGATCTGTATCGTATCTAGGATTGAAGTCCCACCATATTTGAGAACCTTCTTTCCTGATTGTAGGACGTAGAACATTTATCGTCTTTCTTGATATACTCTGGGCTTCAGCAACCCAGCATCTGTCTGCACCTTCAAGTGACTTAACGTTGTCAGCATTATATTCCTGCATACCAAAGAAAACAAACTTAGTTCCGTTTATACCAATTATCTCTGTGTCAGTTGATCGGTAAAACCACTGCCAGTTATACATTTTAATAGTGTCATCTAACAGTTTTTTAACGGAGTACTTTATTGTTTTCTGTACCTCCCTTATACAAGGAATAAATAATTCTTCATTCATTCCTTCAAGTAACAACACTCTTACAATAGACCAAGAAGCCCCTTTTGCTCTTCCACCTGCAATGATCTTGTGTCTTTTCTTTGACGGAACCAGGACATCTTTTACCTTTTGAATGATAACAACATCTTGTTCTGCTTTCCTGGTCAAAGTGTTGGTCAATCCTTATCCCCTTTCACTTCATCTGAACCCACCAGATTTATTTTAACAGGTCTGTTCCCTGACTGTAAATCCAGAACAGACGACGGTCTCCATCGACTATTTATTCTTTCCAGTTTCCACTGAATAGCTGAAGCGTTTCCTTTTGAAGCCGCTATCTCCATTGCGTCATTCAGTTTCTGAAGAAGTTCAATTTCTTCCATTCTTTGATTGAACCTTATATCTGCCTGAAACTCAGGGTCTTCCTCTGCTTTAGCTATTTCGTCTTCGGTAAAATCTGTATGAAGCATTGCTTCATAAGGACTAATACCTAATCTGATAAACTGCATTGCGTAGTCTTTTTTATCCTGAAAGTTCATTTCGGTATCATCCTTTTCTTACTATTCATTACATATATTATATCACGTTAAAATATATTGTCAATCAATCTAAAAAAGGTATCGAAAAATCTTTTTAGCACATGTTGTCTTTTTCATGCACCTACTAAAAAGCCCCTGTAAATACAGGGGCCTGAAATTAAAGTTCGTCGGTTGTAGGAACATATCCTTCCCAATTCTCGGGCGGGTTTTCCCCGTCACCAACATGCACATATTCCTCAGCTTCTTTGTCGAACATGATCCATACACGATCCTCGGGTTCAGCCTTTTTGATCCAGTTACGGATATGTCCAGCCATTTCTCGCTGGGCAACTTTAAACCTCATGAAAAGATCAACGTCAGAAACATGTCCTTCCTTGATGATCAATTCTTTGATCAAAGCTGCATTTGAAGGTTTCTTTTCCCCACGAGAAGAACCAGCCTTGGTAATTAAAGTTACAGCTTCAAGAACATCTTCGGGAACATCCATCTGTTCCTTCAGTTCAACAAAAAACTCTTTTACAAGTTTCTTCGCTGCGTTTCTTTTTTCTTTTGCTTCTTTTCTTGCAGCCTTTTTTTCTTCTTCGATTGTGATTGTTCTTTCTGTTTCTGCTTTAGCCATTGTATGACTCCTTGAAATAATTTTTAACAACGTCATACGACATTGTTTTGATGAACCCCTTCTCTAATTTGTCAAAGAACATAATTCAAAGGTTGATAAAAAATGTTTATCAACGTTTCATACATATAATGTATCAGATAACAATAGTTTTGTCAAGAAAAATCCTCAGAAAAACAAGAGGTTTTTTAAAGATTATTTTTAAATGAGTTGGCATGGTTATTGCTTACAAGAGAGACTGACTCATAATGAACAAAAAACCGAGACATGTAGTGCCAAAAACTGCTTTCTACATTTCCTACATGTGAAAAAGGCCAGGTTTCACTTGGACAGGGGCATTATGACACAATATATGATTTTTCATATATTGTATATAGGATTGAAAAACAAGCATTTCCTGCATGTTACCTACATGTTTTATATTGACGTAAATTGTTATAATACAACGATTTACGATTCGATCAATCAAAAACATGTAGGAAATGTCAATTTTCTCATTGTCAAAAACGCAAAAAAGGCCTTTTTTTTCTCCCATGCACTTTTCAAAAAGTCTACATTTCCTACATTTCCTACATGGTATGAAAAATCATATATATTAAAAATCATATATACGACACGTAACTTGTTGTATTACAATGATTTACAACATATGAAAAGTGATATATATAAAAAAACATACCTTGCAGGAACCATGCAGAAAATGCTTGTTTTCCGTTATATAAAGGAAATGGAAAACGATTATTATATTGATAAAGAGAGAAAAGTGTCAAAGTAATAATCGAAAAATCTTATACAAATGTATAAGATTGTAAAAACTGCCCCTCATTTTCTTCCAGTTTTTATGTAAAAACTCTTCTTTTTTCTGTCTAATTCCTCTTTTTACCATTGACAGATAAAGCAGAATATATTATATTCTAATTATCAAAAACGAAAAGGAGTTCATTATGAACAAAAAACAAACTGAGGTTTTCATTGTAAACGACGCAACAAGTGGTCAAACACTGGGTGTTATGTCTTCTCTTAACAAAGCTTATTCCCGAGTTGTATTCTACGTTACACCGAACCTGTCAGCTGCTTTGATCAACGGAAAACTTCCCTTAACCATGGACAATTTTATATCGACATGGAATGCTTGGAAGTCGATATTTATTGAACTTAATGGAACAATAATCTTAGAAATATCGTCGTATAAAATAGATGAGTAAAAACACTGGTTCATTTTACCTCACGTCATAATAACGTGAGGTATTTTTTAGTGGACAAACGACACTTTGTCCAGTGTTCCCTCAGGTTATACCGTTAGTAAATAAAGTAGGGTCATAATGACACACCCCTTGGAGAAAATACCCACACATTTCGAGTAATTACTACATCAAAAATCATATAATGTTATTGACATAACAATAATAATATGTTAGTATAGATTATAAGGTACTAATCCACTTGGAAAGGAGATTAAGAATGGAGATAAAACCTACAAACATTGAAGGAGAAGAATATTACACCGTTCAGCAATTTGCTGTGTTATGTGGAAAGGGACTGAGTCAGATATACGGTCTTATCCACAAAGGTATCATTAAAAACGAAAAGTTCTTCAATAAAACTTTCATTCCTGTAAGTCAGGAAAAGAAAATAGATAAACTGTTCCCCACAAAAGACTACAAGTACACAGGTTCACATTATGTCTAAGAAATACGTTGATACAAGGGTAATAGCTCAGTTGTCAGGTAAACAACACGCACATATTTGTAGAGACGTCAGACGATTCTTTGATAGCAACGAGAATACTGTCTGTATTAGTACTTATGATGACATAACAGACTGCAGAACAAAGATACTTTATTTTCTGACAGAAGAACAATCCATTGAACTAATGGGTAAGTATTCAATTTACCTGAGGATCAAAATGGAAAAATGGTGGAAGGGAGAAATTGAAGATGACTTTCAAAACAACGCCTTATGATCATCAGCTAAGGGCGTACGAGAAATTAAAGAATGAAAAGTACTTTGCTTTGTTTATGGAAATGGGGTTAGGAAAATCCAAAGTAGCTATAGACATTGCTGTTCATAAATACGAGAAAGGACAGATAGAAACTGTTCTTGTTATCGCTCCCAATAACGTACATCAACAGTGGGCAGATGAACAGATACCTTTACATTGTTCTATTCCCTATCGAGTATTTGTCTGGCACGCTTCTAAAATGAAGAGAAGAAATTATCAGGCGAAGTTTGAAGAGTTTATGTTAGACGACAGGAAGCTAAGATTCTTTATGATCAACGTTGAAACATTCCAATCTAACTCTGTAGTAAAATACGTGGCAGAATATGTAAAGAACTTTGAGACGTTCATAATTGTTGATGAGTCAACCAGAATTAAAACACCAAAAGCTAAAAGAACAAAGACAATTACCAAGTTAAATAAATATGGACAGAGATGTATTCTGTCTGGAACACCTGTCACTAAATCCCCGTTTGATTTATACGCACCGTTTAATTTTCTTAAAGATGATTTCTTTGGTGTGAACTTCTTTATTTTCAAACACCGTTATGGAGTTATGATGAGGGGAGTCAATCCCCATACAGGCGGAAGGTTTCATAAACTGATTGATGAAAAAACATTCTCAATTGTTAAGTCCAGAATAGCTAAATTATTGGATGAAAGAAAATTGTCTACAATGAACATGGACTATAAATTAACTCCAGACGATTATGAAATGCTGGCCGCTGTTACAAGTGTCTCAGAAAAGAATATTAAGTTCATTGAAAAAAGAGATTCTTATACACGTTATAAAAGGCTTGATGAACTTAAAGCCGCAATAGAACCTTTTACTTTTGCAGCTAAAAAGAAGGATTGCTTGGACCTACCCGAGAAGATATACACTGTGGAATATGTCCAGATGAGTGACGAGCAAAAGAAAGTATATAACGAACTTAAGAAACACCTTCTGGCTGAATATGATAATAAAGAACTATCTGTTATGAACAAGGTTTCATTAACAATGAGACTACGACAAATAACAGGTGGATACTTTCCATATAAAACTGAAGCATTTATTATTGACGGGTCAGAAAGAATCCCGTACATGAAAAATGTATCTACCCAGATTGGAAAAAGTAATGTGAAGATTGAAAGGTTACGGGAGATAATTGAAGAAACAGCAGGGGAGTCGATTATAATCTGGGCTTCGTTTGTTGCTGAACTTGAAGCGATATATTCTGAATTGAAAAAAGACTATCACTGTGAATTGTACTATGGTCGAACCCCTAAACAAAAACGACAGGAAATAAAAGAAGACTTTATGAAAGGTAAAGTTCAGATACTTATTGCGAACCCGTCGACTGCAGGGTATGGATTGAACCTTCAAATAAGCACGTTGCAACTTTGGTTCTCTAATTCATATCGAACGGAAGACAGGTTGCAAGCGGAGGATCGTTCACATAGAATTGGAACGAAAACTAACGTTATATATAAGGACATTATTTGTAAAGGAACAATCGACGAAAAGGTATATAAGGCGATAAAAGAAGGAAGAGATTTGAATGATTATTTCTCCCAGACATCACTGAGAGAAATACTCCAGGATGATGAGGAGGAATAAAGACAGTGTTTTCTAAAGTTTTTCTGTTTTCGGGAGAAATTGCTACTAAAAATCCTCTGGTTTTTCTTGACAAGTTCTCTGTGATGTGTTACATTATATATATGAACGAAACAAAGAAGGAGAACATTATGAACGAAAA